TACATAAATGCAACATGGATGAGCTGCGCCAGCGCAATGTCATCTGGGACTGCCGCATAGCCCGCGTTGTACGTCACCTTCAGGTTCTGCTGACCGTGAATGAAGAACCGGCCATACGCCGTCTCAATTCCTGACAGGTAATCGAGAGGTTTGAGAAGTTCGATGTAGCCGATATCTTTCCAGACCACAAAGTCAGAGGCTTGGATAACTGTTGCTGCAAGAAAGCCCCGGTTGTTGTCCATGTTGAGTTCTGCGACCGAGTTAATCGGCCACTGATTCAACAGCAGCTTGGTCCGTCCGTCTCCGTCATAATACTCCGTGTAGTCCGCAGCAAAGATGATCCGCCCCATATACTTCTGAAGCAGAGCCGTAGACCGCCTGATCAGGTTTGTCAGGAGACTATCAAAGCGGGTGTCTGTAGGCGTGAACTTCAGGTACTCCCGGATATCCGCCAGAGTCACGAAATCCGCCATTAGGCCCCTCCCGCCTGAACGATGAGTTTCTTCACCGCAGCCATGAGCCGGGGCTTCACCAACTCCGCAGCCGGTCGGAGGAACGGATGAGGAGGATTCCCGGGATGGTGGACAACATCTGCGAAATGAAACACAGCCCCAACCTTTTGACGCTTACCGCCCGGCATGCTCATGAACAGCCTCTTCTGAGGAGAGTCGTAGTCTGTCCAGAACATGACCCTGCGAACCTCCGGGCCGAACGTCCGAGGCTTGGTGCCCTTCTCCTGATAGATGCCGTAGACAAACGGAGTCCCGACACGGATCGTCACGTGCTTCGTCCCAAAGTTTTCAACCCGGCTTGACTGCGCGATGCTATTGGCGAGGGCCCGGCTTCTCTTCGGCGCCATCCGGTTTGCAATGAAAACGATCCGGTTTTTGGAATCCTCAAGAATCCTCTTCAGAGCATCACTCTGGAAAAGCCCCTTGAGCCTCGACAGCTTGTCGAAGACTTCCTTATCACCCCGGATTTTGATTTCAAATCCCATGCTGCCTTCTGAAGGGGCCCTCTTCCCCATTTGTCAGTTGCCGGTAGTACGCTCCCTTGGCGAGATGGCGCAAGGGGTCCTTCACCGCCCGGTAGACAAACCGATGCTCGAGTTCAAAGTCAAGGTCTTCACACATCTCTTTCCGCCAGAGGACATCCCCCACCCAGAGCGCATGGTGCGCTCCATAGTACCGCATCCCGTTTACATGCTTCATGACGCGCATGATGGGATACGGGATTGTATGCTCCTCATCCCGGCGAATCCAGACGTTGTACGCCTGAGCAGTGAGCTTCTCCCAGTCGAACCGCTTCCTCAGCCGTTCGTCCCCATCGATGACGAGGTAATAATCTCCGGGTTGCCCGACAAAATATTTGCTCCGCTTGACGTATTCGTGTTCCCAAGATTTTGGCTGTCCGTGTTCATCTTTCTCACACTCAATGATCACGTCTACTTTGTAGTCCCGTAGAATCTCCAGAGTCCGGTCTTTGGAGTCCGGGACCGTGAATCTCATCATCGAGTCCGAAACTTGATAATGACCAAAATAAGATTCAACGCCAACCAGCTTTTTGTTTTCTTGGATCCAGGACTCATAGGCTCCATCGACGGCCACAATCTTTGCTTCCGGATTGTGGCGACGGATGGAGTCTAGGCATTCTGGCAGAAGCTGCTCTTCCTGATACAGGTTCAGGGCAACCCAGAGATTTGTCATCATTTCTCCAAGGGAACGGGGGAGGAGGGATTTGGAGTCCCTCCTCCCCCTCAAGGTTACGCGATGTTGTATCCGAAGCTGGCCATCGTCTCCGTCGTGGGATCATACGGCGTGCCAAAGGCAGCGCGCATGGTCGTCACGAGGATCGTCTGGTCCACCTGGATGTCTTCGAACGTCTTCAGCGTCATCAGGCGCCGATCCCCGATCCACCAGCCCGGAGTCCAGGCCAGGATGATCTCCGACTTGGTGGGAGTCGTGGAATCGTAGTAACCCGACGCGTTGAGGTCCGTCCGGACAAACTCGGACACGACAACCGGAATGCCATCGATGCGCGCCAGTTCGCCCGTCACGATGGTCGCGGCCGTGCCGTACTTCTCCATCGTGATGACTTCCGCCAGACCGAGCAGGTTGGCGTAGCCGATGGGGCTGGTGATCAGCACCAGCGACTTCGGGTCAACACCGTACTTGCCCAGCTGAGAGCGGACCGTGCGCAGCTTCGCCGTGGTGAAGTTGGTGCTGCCCATGTCGACACCAGCCACACCCGACGTCTTGATCGTGCGACGCAGACCGTCATACGCCTTGACGACGTTGTCGGACGCGTTGGAGTCCGAATCCATGTGCACGACACTCGTGAAGTCTCCGTTGATCAGCGCGTTCTCAAAACCGCGCGCCATCGAAATCGCCAGGTTGTCCTTGAGCCAGGGCAGGACCGGCGTGACCATGTCCTCCGTGGCCTCTTCGCTGAACACGGTCCGGGTCACCAGCTTCTGCGCCGAAAGCCGCAGCTTGCGGGTCGTCGGGGTGCTCGCGGTGAACTTGCTGGCCGAATCCACGGTGGACTCGCTCACCAGCTTGGGAGTGGCGTCCGCCGAAACGACGGGGACGTCATAGGGGTTGGTCGGCATCTGGATACGCTTGAAGAGCGCACCCACCTTGAGCGCGAGACGGAACTTGTCGATCACGTCGGCCGACAGTTCCACAGGGACCCAGTTGCCGCCCTGAGTCGTCGTCGCCACGTTCACGGCCTTGCGAAGCTCACCCACCGCCGCCTGGTTCTTCTTCCACATCTTGGTCTGGGTGGGATGAACCCGGAGCATCTTGCTGACGATGTAGACATCGTCATTGAACTCCTGAAGACGACGGGCGTTGGCATCCGCCGCCTTGCTGACGATCATCGGGGTGCCATCGCTGCTCTTCTCATCGCCATCAACCGACAGATGCTCGCCCTTGCGGAAACGATTGACGAGGTCCTCATCCATCGCCGCACGCCGCTTCTCGAACAGGTCCTTGACGATGCCTTCCAGCTTCTCGCTGTTATCCTTTCCCTCTTTCTTGAGGGCCTCGACTTCATCGTTGGACCGCTTGACCAGCTGAAGGACTTCCTCCAGCTTCTTCTTGGTGGACATCCCTCAATCTCCTGTAGGGAGTCCTAATCACCAGGCCCTCCATGAAACTTTCAGGGAGGTCAGACAAAGAGTGCAAAGATATCTGGGTTATGCCTGAGCCTGGGAATTCTGCTGACGGACTTCCTTCCGCAGCTTCTCCCCACGCTGAAGCTCGCTGCTGATCTTCTCGAGGAGCTCAACTTCCTCTTCATCGAGGTCATCACTCTCCTCTTCGTCCTCATCGGATTTCTTGGTGGGCTTCTTCGTGTCCTTCTTGCCCTCCTCCTCATCCGACTCGTCCATGTCGTCCTCGTTGCTCTCGTCCTCCTCATCCTCATCGCTGTTGTCATCAGCGGGCTTCTTCTTGCCCTTCTTGACACCCGCGAGAGGTTCGGGGAGACCACCGCCCTTGCCCTTCCCGCCCTTGCCTTTGCTGGTCGGGTTGCCCTTGTCGGGGCTGCGGTCCTCGCCACCATCCTGCTCGTCCGTATCCACTTCCTCTTCTTCTTGAACGCCGGTGGGCTCATCTCCCGTGGAGCCGTCATGACCCTTTGCCGTCTCGTTGCCCTTTCCGTCGGCCCCTCCGTTGCTGCTGAAAGCGGTCTTGCCGAGGAAGAGTTCCTCGAAACCATCTTCAAGCAGTTCCTTCAGTTCCTCGTACTGGGCCCGCTTCTCCAGCAGCAGAGCCTTCTGCTCTTCGGTGAGGCTGGCGTCCTCCAGCTTCTTGTCGAAGAGAATGTCAAAAGCAGTCAGATGCTCTTCGATTCCTTCGAGAGCCTCAATGGCTGCTTCGTCATTCTTGAACGCTTTCAGAAGTTCCAAGTTCTCACCTCCTTTATCTTCTGAAGTGTCCCGTTTCATGAACAGAAATTTTCTCTTGTTGGCAGCCTTGTCCACAAAGCTCACCTCATCAACCTCGATGTCGGCAAGCCGAGCTTTCCGGATCTCCTTGCTCACTTCTTTCCTCCTTTAACACGCGAGCCCATCATCATCGTCCCTGCGAATCCCGGCTTGCCCTTGGGGCCCTGAGAAGGCTTGGGCGTCGGCGCAACAAGCTTCTTGGCCTTCTTCAAAGCGAGGTTGAGAGCCGCTCCCGTCTTATGCGGCCCGCTCTTGACAAACTTCTTGCTGTTCGACTGACCACCCGTCCAGGTAAACGTGGTCATGTTGTTCTGGATTTCGGCCCAGCTTCCATTCGGATGCATGTACTTGACAGCATCCTCCGGGGTCACCTGATACTCGGGGGAATCCATGAACCCATGGAGGGCGAGGACGTTGCGATGAACCATTGGAACGCCCTCAACCAGTGGCGCTTCCTGAATGTTCGCCTTACCCATCTTGATCTCCGAGGAAACAAGGTGCTTGGCCGTGAGGTGCTTATTTGCCTCCACGGCAGCCAGCATCTTGAATGCCTTCTCTCGGTCATCAAAGGGCCCACCCAGCTTTCGGCTTCCGTCCTTGGTATAGACATAATACTTGCCGTCAATCTTTTTGATCATCTTCTCAATGTCCATCTTGAGAAGACTGATCAGGCCGCCGAGCCTTCCGCCATGGAGCTCATTCATCGTCTCGCTGTTCTTCTTGAGTCGAAGGGCGTGATCAACAAGGCTTCGATGCGCATCCTTGAGGGCATAATGCGCATCCGAAAGATGCATCGGCTTGTCAGACTTCATCCCCACGCTCTGACGCGTGAAGGAGTTCCCGGCCTGACCCAGCATCCGCTGCGCCGTATGGTCATTCCCAAGCTTCATCCGGTTCGCAGAGTCTTGGAGGGCCCCCTGAACTTCCTTCAGAGCCTCCTCTGCTTCGTCGGTTCGGCCCGCTTCCATATGCTGGATGTAGGCATCAAGGCCCTTGGCCGCATCGGAAGCATTCGCCATGACCTGCGCTCGCGTGTCCATGTTCTTCACGCCACTCGCACTCTTTCCAAACACAGAGCCCTCCCGATTCTTCGGAGAAATATCCTTGGCCCGGCCCGCCATGGAAAGTCCCGTGTACTTCCCGTCCTTGATCTCCTGCCAGAGCTTGTCATCAAGGACCTTGTGGACCTGGACCCACGAGCCCTTCCGGACAAACTCTTGTCCGATAAAGAAGTTGCCCGGGGCGATGTAATTCTCGACAAGAGCAACCTGCTCCTTGGGGATCTTCTCCGTATGCATCTTCCCAACCGTCATCGACTTGATCATGTAGTTATGACAAGCCTTCTCGATTTCGGTATCAGAGGAAGAGTCACCCTGAGCATCAACGATGTCGGGCTCGTAGACGATTCCGCCCACGAGACGCTTCTCAACATCAACCTTCACCAGCTCAATCTCGGCCTCCCATTCAAAGAAGCCGTTGAACCGCTTGGTGACTTTGAATTCTCCTTTCGAAGTCTTCAAGTTCACCTTGCCGGGGTGATCGCTGATGTAACCATTTGAAAGCTGAATGGGGAGTGTCACGAACTTGGAAACGTTATGCGAATGAAGATGCTTTGAATCACCACCCTCATCCGTGACACCATTCCCGAATCGGTCCAGATTTGAATAGGTATGCGTATGACCATCGTTGGCGTCCTCGACGGTCGTTCCATTGTACTTGGTGTTTGCGTCAGCCTTCTCCAGGGCATCTTCTTCGTCTGCCATGGACATCTTGCCAACGCTCTCAAACATGCGCTTGAGGATATCGGCTTCAGGGAATTCCGGGAGAACAAGTTCCCGTAGCTGAAACTCCCGGCGCATCGTCAGCTCAGCTTTGAGCAGCGTGCTCATCTCGGGGTCACTCTCGCGGATGACGTTCTTCCCTGCCTCCGAATGAAGAAGGCGATAGGCATTCTCGAGGCCATCATCCGACAGATCAGAAACATAATGCTGATCGTAGACGGGCGGCATGCCACCAAGGTGGCCCCGCTCACTCTCGATCTGTTCCTGCGCGTTCTTCATTTCTCCCCTCAGCAATCGCCAACTTTATAGACCCGTCAAGTCAAGACACGAGGTTACGGAATTGTCTAAGCCTCTTCTACGCCTTCATCACCCTCGATATCCTCCAACTCTTCCGTCGTCCCGGGGAAGTCAAGGATACAGAGGCAGTTCACCAGATTCTCAGCATGACCCTCCGGATCTCCGGGGCCATCCATCAGGTCTACTTCACCCTTGCGAGCAGGGACGCTGAACACATCATCAATCGCCACCGTCTGATCGTGCATGGAGCGATGATCCTCGCCCTTCGGATCATCCCGGGTCGTGTCCAGCAGTTCTGACACCCAACGTTTCTTCTCAACCACTCCCGACTGACGGGCCGCCTCGAGCGCCGCAAACTGCGTCAGCGTCACGACTTCGGTTCGAGCAATCGTCCGGGCCCGCCATTCCGCCAGATCACCCTTGAAGACATTGTTCAGCCTGTCCATCATCTCGTCAAAATCTTCGCCGTTCTCAACAGCTTTTGACAGCTCACGGCCCATCAGCTGGCGGGTCTTCATCGTGA